GGCCGGGGCCCCACGCGGAATCGGCTTGCTGACGAAAGCGGCAGGTGATGATCGGGCAGGAGCCGGCGCCCTCATAGGTGAGGTTCACCCGCTCCTTGTCGTCGACGAAGATCCGGTAGCTCCACCGTTCAACGCCTGGCGTCGACCAGTCGCGGTCACAGCCCTCGACGATCCGTTGCTTCTTGTCCTTGCCGACACCGCTGAACGCCGGGAACTCTTTTCCCATCGACGCGCCCCAGAGCATGTTCTGCTCCGCCTGCGTCAGTTTCATTTCGCGCCACTTGCCGGTCACGGACCCGTCCGGGCCGCGCTCCATCAGCAGGTCGGGAATCTCGATCGGCTGGAAATGCAGCGGGTTCAGCGGGCCCATGTCCGACAGGGCGACCGCCATTGCCGACACGCCCCAGTAAGCGAAGCACTCCTGCGCGGCGTCCCAGTAGTTTGACCGCTCGATCTCGGCAAACACGGCGTCGCCGATCGCGGCCAGTTGCGGCGCGATCTCGCGCTTCTGGCCCTCCGACAGGTCGTCCGCCGGCTCGAACATCACCCACCGCTCGTGGCGCGGGGTGAAGGTCGAGATCATGTCCGACGCAAAATCCTCGGCGACGATCTCCAGCTCATTGTCGAACTGGTCGTCCTGCTCTTCAATGCGGAGCGAGGTGTCCGAACGCTCATTGCATCGGCGATAGGTCGGCAGCGCCAGGCGCAGCGTCTCGTCAATCCATGTGGCGTGACGCGCCTTGTCCTGCCTTGCTGCAGCGACGCGGGCGAGGATTTGCTTGGCAGTAGCCATCAGTACATAACCGAGAGGCTGCGGTCAGCGGAGCCAAAGCGCGAGCCGCCAGCGAAAGCAGTGCCAGACCCCGCGCCTGAACCGCCGGGCGAGCCGACGCCGGGGGTCATCGGGCCGCCCACGATCGGAACGGACCCGCCACCACCGCCGGGCAGCGAGCCAAAACGACGATTGCGCCGTCCGGTTGCCCCCAGCAGCCAGGCTTGGGTCTCCTCGGTGCGCGCGTTCTCAGCCCGACGCTCCTCACGCTCGCGCGCGGCTTTGGTGGCCGGGTCTTCTTCGGGGAGCGTGACCTTCGGAGTCCTCATGCCTGCCTGCTCTCGAACGCGGGTCGCGCACCTTGAGCAAGCAAATCGCGATAGAAGGCCTCCGGTCTCAACGCACGGGACCGTGCACCGACCAGATGAGCGACCGCCGGCGTGCACCAGAAACCCAAGCGAAGCCCCGGATCATCAGGCTCGCCGACTGGCTCGAACGCAAGGATGCGGCGATGGTCCGGCAGGGCCTCGGCCCATGCGTCCATCTGGCTGGGCGTCAGCATGCGGATCAGGGTGCGGCGGGTCGTGACGTCGTACAGCAGCCACGCGGCCTGGTCGGCGCAATAGCCGAACGCGGCGACATGGCGAAAGCCGGTGCGGCACAGGCCCGACCACCAATATCGCTGATCGCCGTCGTAGAAGGCGACATACCAATGGGGCGGCATGCCCGAGAGAGCGTCGTCGGCCTCGATCATCGGCGAGCGCGGAACAGCGGTGCGCGCGAGCCGCGGTCAAACACCCGCGCCTGCACCTTGGTCTGGACCGCGGCGACGTTGCGGCCGGCGCCGAACAGCAGGTTGCCGCCCTCGCCCATGCCCAGCAGGAGGTATTGGAACGCGTCATTTGTGTGAGAATATTGGTTCTTGACCACATCCGATGAGACGAACTCGCCGAACGAGGACTTGGTGACCTTGAACTGGTAGCCGCCACTCAGGCCTTGCACCAGCATGCGGCAGCCGGGGTCGATCATCAGCGCCTGATAGCCGTCGACCTGTCGCTCGAGCAGGCTGTCGACCACCTCCTTGCGCCCGCCGACCTTGGAGAAGCGGTTGGCGCCAGGCGCCGGGCGAACCGGCATGCCTTGCTGGCGGAAAATGTCGAACGGTGTTTGCTCGTCGGTCTGCGACCGGACGGCGCTGCCAGGGTCGCCGATGAACTTGACGCGCGCCAGATCGAGGCCGCCAAAACGGCGCAGGATCTCGCGCTTGACCACGGGCGCGAAGCTCACCGCGCCGACACCCTCGGCGTAAAGCTCACCCAGCACGAAGACGCGGCCCCGGATCGTCTGGCCAAACACGACCGCCGGCGTCAGGCCGAAGTCCATGCCGACGTAGAGCTCCAACTCGGGATTGAACTTGAGCGCGTTCGGGCTGACGTGGCTGTTGCGCTCACCCTCGCCGCGGAACAGCGGGTGCACCGCCTTGCCCTTCATCTGGCTGGCGGCGATGTTGCGGCAGTTGGCGTCGATCCACTGGCGCGTGACCCCGTGGATCTTCTTCGGGTAGTAGTCCGGCCTGAGCCAGCGCAGGTTCTCGGCGCCGGGGTTGACGCAGTACTCGACCTCGTCGCCCGGATTCAGCGGCTCCAGCCCGGAGGCCTTCAGCGCATCGTCAAGCACCAGCAGCGCCGGCGGCTGGACGTACAGGCACCAGCCGGGCGGGCGCCTGTGTTTCTGGACGTCGTCGGGCGTGAAATGGTCCGGCACGGGCGCCTTGCCAAACATGATGGGCGCCCAGTGCAGGCTCTCCGGCGCGTTCATGTCGGCGATGCCGCCGGACCAGTTGCACCCGCCGTTCTTGACCGACGGATAGCGGCCGCAACGCGACAGCCCCTCGGTCACCAGCATCAGGCTGATGTACTGGAGCTCGTTGAAATAGATCCCCGTGAGCTGCAGCGAGCGCAGCTTCTTGACGTCGTCGTCCTTGTCCAGCGCAAGGAAGATGAACTCGGCTTCCATGTCGCCATAGCGCATGTGGTAGGTGAACGGCGGCGACCACGACATCTCGCCAAATCCGCCCTGCGCCTCTGAGCCCTCGGGAAACAGGTTCACGAACGAGGGGATCGTCGTCGTCTTCAACTCAGGGAAGGTCGAGCGGACGATGGCAAAGCGGGAGCGGCGAACCTTGTCGCCCTGCGGTGGTTGCTGGCTTGCATGCCGGAACAGCCGCATGATCGCGGCGTCGGTCTTGCCCGAACCGATCGGCCCCTGGATGATGTCGAACTCATTGTCCGCAAGCAGGAACGCCGACAGGATGCGGCCGTCAGGCTCAAAGCGGATCGGCTCGCGCGGTGGTTGGGATGCTGCCTTGCGGGCCATACGCGGAGAAGGCGCGGCGGGGGCTACAGCCTCAACGCACCGTCAGTACATCGCGACCATGTTCGTGGCCGCGGTCGCGGTCGCGTTGACACGGCGGAAGATGACCTTGTGCAGGCCGACAGGCAGGGCCTTGAAGACCACGGCGGCGTCATCCAGGCCGACCAGAGCGACGTCACCGGCCACACCGACATAGAGGCCGCGGGCCGGGCCGGCAGCCAGGTCGGTCGTGTCAGACGGCGTCACCGCTACGAAACGGGCGAACGAGCCGTCGTTGCCGACGCCGTAGGGGTTTGAAATCGTAGCCATGCGGATCTCCGGTTTCGCGCACTACGCCGCCCGCCCTACGACCGCTCAACGCACCGTCAGTGTTTCCACCCGTTCAGGTGCGCCATCTCGTGACGCAGGAGCTTGCCGCAATAGGCGTCCTGGTCGGCCGGACAGTGCGGCAGCAAGATCACGCGCTGCGGCATGAAGGTGCAGGCCATGATGATGTCGCGGGCCGGCAGGGGTGCGCCGCCGCAGGCACCGTGCACCTGTTGCGGCGTGCCGACGATGACGACGAACGGGGCGCCGGGGGCGCGGTCGTATTGCGCCGGCGGGGCCTCGACCGCTTCTGGGCTCGGCACAAAGATCCGGACGTCCTGCATGGAGGCGGAGGGGCCAGACATGGCGGTTATGAGCGTGACAGCCGAGGCTGCGATCAGGGTTTTCAGCATGCGCCCCTCCTTGGGATAGGAGGGGGTCGGGCTGGGGTTGCCCTCAACGCACAGGGATCACCCCATCTCCACGTCGTCGACATCCAGCGTCCCAGGATCAGGCCGCAGGTCGGTCGCGGATCTTGGAAATGGGCGGCCAAGGCGCGCGGCCCAGCGTGCGCGCTTGGCGGAGGCTTTCTTGTTCTTGGCCAGTTGCTCGGCCTGCCACACGGCGTGCTCGGGCGTGCCGGGGATCATGCCGCCTCCAGCATTGCCGCCCCCACGGTGTATCGCTCGATCTCGCCGTAGTCCTCGTGATAGACGACGCAGCGCGTGTCCCTGAGGGAGCGGTAGCCCTTGAAGGCGTGGTAGGGGTCCTTGCCGGCCAGCGTGCGCAGGCTCTCGACCCGGACGCCCTGCACCTCCTTGACGACGTCATGGTGAATGTGGCCGGTCGAGATGTAGCGGAACTCAGTCTGCCCCCAGTCCACGGGCCGGTCGACCGCCATAAGCAGGGGCAAGTCCTGCATCTTGACGCGGTCGCCGTGGTGGGCGCCGAGCAGGCATTTGCCAAAGCGGAGGTAGCGGAACACCGCCGGAGACAGGTCGATCTCCACGCGCGGCTCGTTGTCAAAATAGAAGGCGAGCGCCAGGGCAATCGCCGCAGACGATTCCGGGTCGTGGTTCCCCTCAAGGAACCAGACCACGACGCGATCGTGTCGCTCAAGGGCGCGTAGGATGACATAGCGCCAAGCCTCCGCCGACTTTAGCAGGGCGTGCCGGAAGCCGCGGTTGTCGACGTCCAGCGGGTTCTTGTGTTGCGGCGTCAGGTTGGACCCGTCGTTCGCGTGCATGGCGTCGCCAATCACCTCGACAATGCAGGTCTCGGCAGCGGGCGCCACCTGCACGAGGCGGTCAATGCCGGCGCGTGTGATGCGATCGGCCTCGTCGATGTCAAACTTGTCGCCGCCGGCCTCGGGGCCCGACTCCATGCCAAAATGGGGGTCGCCAAATTTGTAACTGACCAGCATGCTTTTGAGCGTGTGCGTCGGCGCCGGGACAAGCGGGGACAGGCCGCGGCACCCGACGGACAGGTGCTCGATCCACTCGCGCAGCATCTCGGCTTGGCGCTGCTTGTCGGGCTCGGAGATAACCCACCCCCCGGCAGGCGCTCCCTCTTTGTCAAAGCGGGCGGATCGGCGCTTGACCGTGAAGCCCTCAGGCGTGGGGTGCCGCATGTTGTCTGAGCCAGGCGCATAGCCCCCGGCCGCCGCACGCGCCTTGATGTTCGCCAGCATCCGCCGGAAACTGCGGTCGTCCGTGTTCAGGTGCTTGGCCGCGTGGGTGACGGAGCCAATGTCAATGACGGCCTGCACGCACTCCCGCTGGCGGTCGGTCTCGCAAAAGGCCAGCAGCCCCTCAGTCGGGATCGCATCCTGCGGCGGGGTGAACTTGAGGCCGCTCATCCGCACAGCCCCTTCGTCGTCCGGGCTCTCGCCTCATTCTCGCGGCCCCAGTCCAGAACCTCGGCCATCCAGCCAAGCATCTCGCGGGTGGCGTCCTTCTCGGCATCCGTCACCGGCGCCACCAGCCCGGCGCCGTCCGGCAACTCCGGCTCCGCCCGGACCTCAACGCAGAGGCTAGGCGGGAGGAGTGGCGGGCTGGAGGGCTTCGCGCAACTCGCCAGCAGGAACAAGCTCGCGCACAGCACAGCCTTGGGAATCGACATGGATCGGCCTCTCGATAATGGTCTCGATGCGCCGGGCCGACTTGCGGGCCTCGTTCACGCGGGACAGGCACTGGTCGGCCTGGATCTGCGCATCCGCCTTTGCGGCGTCGCGGTACTCTCGCAACTGCTTCAGTTCAGCGTTGGCAATCACCAGCGCCGCCTTGAGCCGGTCGGCACGAAAGGTCTGGATGCCTGTCGCCAGCACCGCCACAGCCAGCAGCGCCGCCAGCACGCGGATCATCTGGCAAGCTCGAAGTGGGGTGAATCGGTCTCACCCTTCTCGCGGGCCCGGCCATCCTGATCCCAGTCGCCACCCCAGCGGATCTTGACGCCCAACTGCTTGGCGGCTTCCCGCATTGCCCGCGCGACCTTGTCAAACTGGCCAGGGTCTTTCCAGTCATACGGCTCCGGCAGCAGGTCGACGGCGCGGCCGAATCCGTCCGACTGCTTGAAGTGGTTGCTGTTCAGCGTCCACGTCACCTTCTTGCCCGGCTTGGTGCGCCCCTGCGCATACAACTCAGCCTGACGCTCCGGCGTGCGGACGCCCTCAATCACCATGAAGTCGGCCGGGCTGATCTCAATGGCCCGTTTGACCACCGCGACCATGTCGGGATGCACACCAACCAGATTGCGCTTGGATCGGTCGGACAGACGGTACGGCATCACGCCACCCCCCGGATTTTCTCAATCGTCTTCAGGCCCAGCATCGCCGCGCAGAAGGTCAGCCAGGCGACCAGATAGCCCTCGGCCATGGGCTTCTCGATCGCGGGGCCAATGACGCCGGCATAGGCCAGACCCACCACGACAACCCAGCCGGCAGACGGCCGCCACAGGCGGTCAAACATCTGCCAGGCCCAGTGCGCCCGCATCGGATGATCCGGCAGTGCGGTGTGGTCGCTCATCGGGCACGCTCGATGCGGTCAAGCTGCTTCTGCATGGCCTCTGTCCGCTCATCCAGCCGGGCCAGTGTCCCATCCGCCAACGGCGCGACCGTGCGCTCGAGGGTCGAGACGCGCTGATTGATCCCGCCGCCCCAGAAGACCAGCGTCGCCGCCTGAGCAACCAGCGCGACGATCACGCCAATCATCGCCCAGTTCAACTTTCGCGCGTCGGAGTGCAGGGTCACAGGCATGCCTCAATGCGGGTGGTCACGACGCGCGTTTGCATCCCCGCACATCGCCGCCTCGACCCCGCACCCTCAACGCACAAGGTCACGGCTCCACCGACATCACGAACTCAATGGTGCCCGCCGGCAGGGCGACCCCACCAGGCGCGCCCGGCAGGATCTCGAGCTCCCCATCCCCGACAAACACCCACCGGTCGTTAATCTTGGCCCCGTCGTCACCGACACCCATGACCCACAGCGATTGGCCAGCACTGACCTGATCCACCAGCATCGTCGGGTCGCCCACCAGCACGCGCTGAATAGCCCCCGTGGCCGTCTCGATAACCACCGCCCGGCTCATCGCTTGCGCTCCGTCACACTCAAAAACCGCGACGACGCCGTGGCCGTGGAAAACGTGTTCACCGAGACCTGGGTCGTAAGCTGGTAGAGGTAGCTCCCCGCCGCCGGCTGGTCCGTGACCACCACCGACTGCCAGCCAAAGGCAAAGTCGCCGCCCGTCGCCTCAACCACAAAGTCCCAGATCAGCGTGCCCTGCCGGTACAGCCGCAGCGTCGTGTCAATGCTCCCGCCCGCCGGGTGCCAGACGTTCAGGTAGAAACTGAAAAACACTTCCAGCTTCTCCCCCGTCGTCGTGAACGTCACCCCCTGGCAGTTCTGCTCCGCCAGGGTCAGCGTCTGCGATGCGTCCGTGAACGCCGACAGGCTGTTGGATGCGCCGGCCAACTGAATCGCCGCCGTCTGCACTACGGCTGTGTCTAACCCAGCAGCATTCGTGAGCTTCGACCCATCCGTCCGGTCCAGAAAGGGCTTCACATTGGTCGAGCCAACCTTCAGCCCCGTAAACGCAGCCGTCCCGTCCAGCACATCATCCACGCGATCGTCGACACCATCAGCCACAGCCTCCGCCGCCGCGGCCGCAACCTGGGCCAGTTCAGCCTTCTTCGCCGCACGGGCGATCAACTGCTCCGGCGTCAGCGGCGTGCGTGTCGTCGGTATGCCGCGGCGAACGGTGGTCATGCGGGGTTCCGGGGTTTTAGAGGGGTGAAAAAAATCTGCGAATGAATCTCAAAAGGTCCAAAGGGCCTGAATCTCGTGCTCAACACCCCACGGGACCGTCGCCCCCCGCGTTTGCCCCCTCCCCCCCATACCCCCCGCCCAGTCGCAACCCGCCCGGCAACGCGGCCCGGCTGACAGGGGCCCGATCCGAAACGGCCGCCCTGAATCGGATGCCCATTAACCGGGGCCGCTAGGGGTCTATTCATCGCCCGACTCATCGCATCCAACCACCCACGAGTCGGACGCGTCATGCTGCAATGGCTGATACGGCGGGCTTTCAATGACGCCGGGCATCTGACTAGCGGTCAGATGTCCCATGCCTTGCGCCGCATTGACGACTATTTGCACCAGGGTCCGGGCCGCGGCGTTAGGGTCCGCACCCTTCGCGCCAAGCTCGCCTGCAGCCTCTAGAAACACGCGGTTCGCCTTTAGCCGGACATCTTCGGAGCAGGCGGAGTCGGCCAACTGGGCGACGTTGAGCCACGCTTTAGAGGTTCGGGACTCGAGCCACGCGTGCTTGACAGAGGAAAGGAACGCCCGAACGTGTGGTTTGCGCAACGCTATTTGCAGCGATGCCACAGTCATTCCGGACCTTTTGGCGGCGTCGGGGACTGACAGGCCCTCCGAAACGATAGCGCGGCAAGCGTCCTGCAAACGGGGCCTAATCTGTGGCGCGCGCGCCTTGGCGATGACCTCGCGCGCCGTTGCCTCAATTATGGGGTGCGAAGGATCAGGCATTGCGCTTAGGCGCCGGAACCGCACCCATAGACCGCGCCATGTCAGCGGGCATCAGCACAAGGGCGACTCCGGCCGTCTCAAGCCAAATCTCCGCCATGAAGCTTAGGCTGATCTCGCCGTCCGGCCGATCCGGTGCGGGCGGATCAATGGTGATCCGGGCCCGGTAACCGTGTTCCGCCTTTGTGACGTATCGGTCACTCCATCCAGCTCGCCCGTCGAATTGCTCGCAAGTCTCATTTGACGCGATGCGGTGCGCGCGTAGCAGCGACGCGATGTCAGCGCGGGAATGAACGATAACGGGGCGGGTGATCCGATAGGCCTGGTCCGCGTATCGGACGGGGCGCGCCTCGCATCCTGCAGGGTCTATGCGCTCTTGAACGTCAAACAATGCTCGCCCCCCATGGATCGGGGCGGGATCAGTGACCTGGGGCGCGCCAACGCAAGGTGAATATGCGGGATGACGGTTAGCGGCGGGTTATCGCCGTTTTGTCGAGTGAGGCGATCGAGTGAGGACTCCCTAGTGTATATCTGTCTCCATATCGTTTATCGATATATATATACCCCCCCCTATGAATCCTCACTCGCTCGGTTTTGGAGAGAGAAGGTGCTGAAATGTAGGGCTTATTCGGAAATATCGAGTGAGGATTCTCGAGTCCTCACTCGACCCCACTTGCCCACGGTTAGGGTGTGAATGGGTCATTTTGCAACCCTAGACTAGCCGAGTGAGGATCGAGTGGGGATGGTTGAATCCTCACTCGATTTGCCTGTCCCGGTTGAATGTATGGAAAAGTGAATGAGGGGGATTGACGGGGCCGGATATGTGCCGGCATATACGCGATGTCAGCCCCGATGCGGGGCGCCTATGAACGGATTAGACCCATGCGCTTTGCAGATATTGCCCTTGCCTCCGCCTTCGCCCTTGCGGCTCTTTTCATGGTCGCATGCGGCGCCCTGATCATCTGGGAAGGCCTGCACGCCGACTCGGCCGCCCTGGGCGTCATGACGATGCTTTTTGCGATCATCCCCGCCACGCTCGCCGCTTGTGTCGCAAAGGAGTCGGCAAAATGATCCGCTACGATCTCCTGAACGCCGATTGCGCATACCGTCGCCGCTATCTGGGCACGTTCGCCACTATCGCCGACGCCCTGCAGGCTATCCCGTTCCCGATCATTCAGTCCGACTATGACGCTGATCACGATGCGGCCGACGCATTCGCCGCTAACGGATCGCTCTATGTTGTGGAGAGGGCCGCCTAAGCCGACGCTCAACTGGGCGGGTGCTACGGCGCCCGTCCTATTGAACGCCTGTCGCGTTCACAATGCCCGATCCGGGCGCCTTTTGAGGGACATACGATGACTGACACCGACGCGCGCGAGCTCGCATTGTTCGCCGAAAATGACGGCGATCTATACCGCTCGCGCATCCTTCCGATCGTTGCCAACCTTGCTCGCAAGGTCGCGGGCGGCACCTATGACGCCGATAAGGCGTTGACGCTTTGGCGCTACGCTGCAGATGACGCCGCGCAACGCTACACCCGCGAGCACGGCACGCCGGGCCCTAACGGTTCCTTTGGCTGCTTTGATACCGCCACGCGCCAGGCCGTCGCCGTGATGCTGGCGGAGGGTTACGCCGAGCACATGGCGGAGGAAGCGCAAACCCTCCGACTCCGCAAACAATGGACCGTGGCCACTATCAAGGCCGCGCACGAGTCGGCGGGCGGCGTGTTTTTCGACCGCTCGCACATGAAAGCGAACGGCGAGACCCTCAAAAGCTTCACAGTCGAGATCCGGCACGGTTACGCATACTTGATCCGCACGCGCGACCACGCCGCGTGGTTGTTCGACCCGGCAACGGGGCGACTCGATAAGTCCAACCACGGGAACGCCCATCACTCCTAACCGCCCCGCTTTCCCGCCCTGTCACTGGGGCGGGTTTGCCGGACGGTTAGAGTCCGCATTGCCCAGACTGGGCGCCGAAAGGAACGAACGATGAAAACGGATCCCCTGAAACTATACCGCGACGCCGAATCCGGCGCCGGACAACCCGGCGCCCGCAAGCGGTGGCGCCTTGCCTGTCACGCTCTCGCCCCCCTTGTGACCGACTCCGCCGCCCTGCAGGCCTATGCGACGGCCGGCGAGACCCATAAGCGGGCCGACTGGCGAACGGCCGCTAAAGCTATGGCAAACGCCCTGCAGGGCATCGCACCCGCACCGGCGCCGGTGAAGCCGGAGCGCGCGCCTATGTCCCTTTGCGAATTCCTGTCACGGGCCGGCGGCCTTCGCGATACGGGCGGAGATCTGCAGGCAATGGGCGCGCACCTATGGCACCGCCGGGCCGCATTCCGGCGCCGCCTGGTAACCGACTCCGGCCTTGCGCTCGACTATGCGGCCGATCTCGCTTGTGAGCGCGGCTATGTGTCCGGCTATGCCTCGCCGTCACTGGGCATGGGCGCTGATCGGGATGACGAATTGCACCGGCTGGGAGTCGGCGCCCTGCTAGAGGCGATTGAGCGCGAGCTTGCTGGATCGCCCTGCTATCCGGCCGAGTCGGACTGGGCGCCCTATGTCGAGCCGGAACCGGAGGATCATGAAGCCTTGTGGGCGGAAACGTGGCCGGAGGATGCGCCGATCGTCGAGCCGGTCCGAACAATCCGATTCGTTGACGCCATGACCGGCGCTGAGTCGCATGTGCTGGAGGTGCGGTGATGATGACCGCTTCCGAATTTGACGCGGCGTGCCGGGGTAAGTCCCCGGCCTTCGCCTCCGCCTTGCTTGGCGCCGAGATTTCGCAGTCCAGGTGGGTTGCCGCCTTTGACCGATATGCGCGAACGCGGCGACGGTCTGACTTTGCCAAAGCCAAGGCGGCAAGCCTTGCGCGCGATTCCGCCCTTCGAATTTTGGCGGAGGCGGCGTGATGGCGACGTTCTTTCACACGTTCCGCGACGCCGACGGCATCCGCACCCGCTGGACGACGCTTGGCGACTTTCGCCGCATCCGTTCGGGAAGCCCAGGCACTCCCCGGTTTCTCATTGAGGCCGAAACGATCCCGGCGGCGGAGGCTATCGCGGCCGCGCTATGGACGGGGGGCGCGTTCTATTCGACCACGCGAGGCAAGGGGAGCGACGCCGTCGGGGTTGTGACAGGCATTGCCTCCGAATCCGTCACCCTAGCCGACGGCGCCGCGGATCAATCCCTGATTCCCGGCGTGGCGGCCGTCCCCTTAACCGCCCGCCAACTCGCACAAGAGCGCGCCCGGCGAGAGGCAAGGCGAGGGGCTGCAGGCTTGCCTTGTGGCGGCCTATGGGATGAAACGGCGATCAATCAGGGGAGTCTTTTCTAATGATCAGCGACACACTGTCAGACGCGGCCGCCACGGTTCGCGACTATCTCCGCATTGAACCGGAAACCTATGCGGACCGGCAAGCGCGGGGCCTGATAGACCAGGCCCTGCAGGCAATGGATCAGGCGCGAGTCTTTCTCGACACGCCTCCGGCCATGCCATGATCACCACGCCCGCCGATCTAAAGGCCGCCCGCCTCGCGCTAGGCTGGAGTCTCCGCGACATGGCCCGCGCCTTGCGCCTTGCCCAGGTTGAGACAAAGGGCCCGGACCGGGTGCGGGATATGGAGTCCGGCGCCCGTGAAATATCCGGGCCGGTCTCGGTCGCGGTTGAGGCATTCCTAACCGGGTTCCGGCCTGCAGGTTGGCGCGATGAATAGTCCCGCCCGGCGCAAGGCCGCGGCCGCCTATCAATCCAAGCTGCAGGGCGAGGGTTGGCGCAAGGTTACGTTCCGCGCCTCGCCTGACATGGCGGCCGCGCTCGACTCCCTGATCCTGCAGCATGGCACCCTGCAGGCCGCCATGCGGGCGATTCTGGCGCCCGCGCCCGCGCATATCTCGCAGCGTTCAAAGCCGGACTGAAACCGCGTCGCCAGATTTTCCAAAATCCAAGGCCCGACTGGCGAAAACGCCGGCCGGGCCTTTTTCATGGGCGAAAAAGAGCGGGGAATCAGGACGCGCCGGGAGAGGGCCGCTCGACAGAGACGCGATACGACTTGATCTTGTGCCCGCCCGCCGGCGGCTGATCCTCTCGCCGGTCCAGATCCCCGCCATCGACCAGGCCGTCCAGCATGTCGCGAAGCTCCTTTGCCTTGAGCCGGTTCTTGAGCGACTGGGATATTTCCCGGAACGTCATCCAGCCACGCCCCTGCAGTGCACGAATGACACGCTGCGCCTCGCCCTGGTGCTGCGTCTCGGCCATGTAATCGGCGGCCATCTCGACCGTCTGTTCCGCGGACCATCGTGCAAGGGCGATGCCCCAGTCCATATCCTCCAGCGTGACCTTTGCCGCGGCACCGTCGCGACCGATCGCCCGGATCGTGGCCATGCGCTGCGCCATCTCCGCCGAGCGGGTGAAAAACACCGCGTCCTGCTCGCGCCGCTCACACTCCTGCCCGAACGCCATGTAGGACTGATGGGCATACTTGTCGTCCCAAGGCACGATGATCGAGGGGCCGTCCGACGCCGCATTGTGTGACGTCGCGCGGCTGAGCGGAGGCAGGGACGCAACGATCGCGACCAGCCCGTCCGTGATCGCATCCGGCACGGCGGTCTTGTCCAGCAGCGGCTCGCGCTCCTCGACACGGGCATGGGTCGAGAAAATCAGGAAGCGATTGAGAAAGCCGTTGAAAACGTCCGCGCCGTCAAGGTTGGCGAAGAACTCCTCGTGCGTGGACACCCCGTAGATCGAGAGCGCCGGCGAGAAGATCGGCTCGCCTACCCTGCCCGCCCATTCCGGCGTGGCCATCGTGTCAAAGCTCGAACCCCAGGCCGAGCGCAGGGTGCGGGTGATCGCCTTCTCGTGCGGCGATGCCTTGCGCCCATTGATGCGGCCGAGATAGCCGCCGAACTCGTCAATGCAGGTGAGCGTGAGCGGCTGGCGATTGAGGCGCGAGACCAGTGCGGACATGGACATGAACTCGCCGGGCCCGACATGGGCGCCGAGGGTTGCCGCACGCAGCACGCGGTCGATCGCCTTGAGCGGGTGATCCTTTGCCGCGCCAGACGGTGCCAGAAACAGCCCATACAGGTGCGTTCCGGTGCGTGTAGGGCCTGAAAACGTGCGCCCTGCAGCCGTTCCGACGATCTCCAGCGCCGCCATGAGCGCGCCGGCACGCTGAGGCTTGCGCGCCGTATCGCAGATCCAGTCCGTGATCGAGCCGACAAGGCCTGGTGCGCGGGTGAGCGCGTCGGGAAGCTCGCCGCCGAACACCTGCAGGCTATCAGAAACCGGCGCGGTGACAGGCTGCGGTCGATCGGGTGCGAAGATTACCGGCTCTTTTCTCCGCAACGGCTCAGGCAGGTCGTCGTCAACCACCGTCGGCATATCCAGCGCGATCACCACGCTGTCATCCTTCAGGCCCAGTCGCTCACGCAGCCAGTCCGTCGCCGCCGCTTGCTCGCAGTCCCGCGCGGCCATCACCAGGTCGATTGCCGAATAGGTCTCGTTCGTCCCAAAATCCTTGATGCCGTCGCGCTGGATCGAGAGGTTGCGCTTGCGGTCCGGGATCGGCTGCCCGGTGCTGGACGCCCGCCATGTCGCGACCGCCTCAAACCCACCGCGTGCAGGCCTGCATCCGTACAGGTCGAGGGCGGGCACCCACTTGTCGAGATTCGCCAACGCCGCACTTTTTGTCTCAGACCAGATGTCGTCGGGGTCAAGCTCACCGCAACGGGGCGGGCGTGGCGCACGATCCTTGCCGACGGACACACGCTCCCGCGACCACCCACACACCTCCAGCGCCTCCTCCAGCGCCGTCATGTCGTCATCTGTCAGCACAGGCAGCTCGTCCGCGCGCACGGGCCCGGCCAGCCAGACGTAGGGCTTGCCGGTTTCCGGGTGGATCGACGGCGGCACGACGGTCTGGCGGGTATCGAACCCGGTCAGGCGATCGAGCAGGCGTCCGTCGGGCCCGTCATACGAGGCGGTCTTCAGCGTCTTGGGGGCGAGGTAAAACCTGCTCTCGCCCTTTGCGCCACGCTTGACCATCGGGCTTGCCGGTGCCGAACGCAGCAGGGTGTCCAGCACGTCGGCATCCTGGGCGTCAAAATCCAGCACGACGACGTGCAGATCCTTGCGCGCGACCGTGCCCATGAGCAGGCCGATGTTCGCGCCCGGCGCCTTGGCCCACAGCCCCAACTCGAACGCCGACGGCGTCGTATCACGGAACCGTTGCCACTTGGACATGCCCTGCCAGCCGCCCGAGCGATACTCGCCAGGGCATTTCCCGCGACCGGCGTGTGATGACCAGTCGGCTGGTATCAATGGCAGGACCGAGAAACCGAGCGCCTGCAGGTCGGAGGCAGATGCGGAGAAGGGGCTCATGCTGCGACGCTCTGGGGCAATGCGATGATGCCGAGGCCAGCACGCGCGGCACGCGACAGGGCCGCGCAGGCGCGGTCACCCTTGGCGAACAGGGCGGTGCCGTTCGACGGCGAAACGCCCTCGCTGCCATCGGGGCGGAGGAACCGGATCTTGGGAGTGAACATAACCATGTCAGCGCGAGTCCAAGCGGAGCGGAACCACGGCGCCGATGTTCGATCCGGCGTGAGGGCGATCCCCCCCCCCATCGTGAGCGAAGAACTTGTCCAGCCACGGGGCGATGCCGTTCCGCCCCCCGAACGGCGGGTTCATCCAGACGAAGCCGGCCCAGTCGACGGCCAAGCTGTCGGCGGTGATGCTTTCATCGGCCGGGACGTGTGTCGTCAGGCCGTCAGGCGAGGCAACGTCAAGATCGAAGCGGACGCCGAGCGCGTCGAACACATACGCGGGCGTGAACCATTCGTCGGACGCGCCCGGAGTTTCCCAGCTACTCACCCCAGACCCCCCACCGGAATCGTCCACGCCGACACGATGCGGTCGCCCGCGGCCTTGTTCGCCTCATTGACGATGATCAGGCAGAAGGTGACGTACTCGTCCGCGGACAGGGTGCGCAGGTCGAACTTGCCCAGTGCGTCCAGGTGCGCGCCGCCGATCTCGGACGCGCGCTTGATGTCGTCGAGTGTGAGAAACTGCATCACTGAACCCCCACAATCTGACCATCAGCCAGCAGCACGCGCTTGCCGTCCGGCAGCGCCTCCCAGTATTTCACCTGCACGACGTCGCCCCGATCAGGCTTCACGTTCAGGACGATCTCGCCGGTTCGCGTGACGTAGCCGCCGGTGATTGTTGCGTTGAAGCGGGTCATGCGACGAACCTCCGCAGGGACCGCTCGTATTCCTTCGCCTTGACCGTCGGGCGATAGACGATCGCGCGGTGGCCGGCGCAGTAGCTCGTGCCCCCGTCACACGGGTTGCAGCAGGCGTTGCCGTCGTCGAGAATCCACGAGCACTCGCGCATGGTCCGCGACAGGAACGGGCGCGCGGCCATGATGTCGATGACCACCGGCACCGCGACCACCGCCTCGACACGCGGCGGCTTGGGCGGCTTGACCACCTTGAACTTCTTGACGCGCTGAGGCTTGGGCGCAGCCCTGGTTCTGATGCCGAGCGAGGCCGCGCCCTCGCGCTTAACGCCCATGCGCCACAGCCGCCCGCACACAGCGTTCCGGCTCATGCCAAAATACTGGGCGATTTGCTGCGCCGACTTGCCCTCGCGCCACAGGTCGCGCACGACACCCTCGTTCCAGTCGATCATGCCGCGACCCTCTCGCTGACCCATTCGCGCAGGTCGTCGGACAGTTGGTAGGTGCCGGTCCCGTAGGAGTTGGCGATGCGGCCAGGCGCGTTGAACGATGCCAGTTTGCGGCGCAGTTGCGAGATGCCGACCTTGACGATCGGGAAGTCAGGACCGTCGCCGCCCGGATATTCGTACACGTTCGCGTACACGATCGACTGCGACACGGGCCGCGACGTGTTCATGAACAGGGCGAGGATGCCCGCCTGCTTGGGTGTCAGGCCGAACTCCATGCGGAGGCGGGACTGGTAGTCGATACTGCCGGTCAGGCCAGACAGTTGCTCGCGCAGGTACTCGACCTCAGCGCGGAGGGATTCGATGGTCGCGGTCATGCCGCTTGCTCCTGTGTGTGAGTGAAGCGGCGTGAAACGATGTTCCACCACTTTCCGTTTTTTTGAATTCCAATGAAGGCGGGCTGCGAAAGCTCGCTCCAACGCACCAGCGCGTCCTCGATCGTGTCCGGCACCGGCATCAGCCCGCCGTGCGCGACCCACCACTTCTCAGCGCGGTAGCGGCCCGGACCCTTGTGACCGAGCAGCACCCACTCCGGGTAGGACATGAGCCCGGCGGAATAGGTCACGCGCAGACTGTCCGGCGATCCGGCCTTGACGTGCCGACGCCCCATCCAGGTGACGACCGCGATCTCCTCCGGCGGCTGGTTGCGCAGATCCCGTGAGAGGATCGCAACGTCGTCCGCCTCAGCGTCATGCCGGGCCTTGTCGAGCGTCCATTCGTGGCCACAGAAGGCGCACGTCTGGGCGTTCAGCGCGGCGAGGGACTTGCAGGTCGGGCATTCCTTGGCGCGGACGTCGTCAGGACGGACCTGAACGATGCCGGTGCGCCGCTTGGGATCAGGCGGCGCGATCGTGTCGACCGGACCATGCCGGCGGAAGTTCCCCGCGTAGTCGAGGCAAAGGCAGTCCGGCTTGGCGCTGGACGCAATAGCGTTGCGCCGATCCGCCGCCGTATGTGCGGGATCATTCTCGTTGAACCCGGCCGGCCAGACTGGACGAGTGCCGCGGCCAACGATCTGGACGAGCAGGCCCGGAGAGAGCGTCGGACGGAGCATCGCAATCAGGTCGACGCGCGGGGCATCGAACCCTTTGGTCAGCAGGTCCGCATTGCATAGCGCGTCGAGGCGGCCCGCCTTAAAGTCCTCGATCAGTTGGTCGCGGTTCGGACTGTCTCCAGACACGGCCGCGGCGTTGACGCCTTCGGACTTGAGCACGTCCGCGACGTGGTTCGCATGCTTGACCCCGCAGGCGAAGATCAGCCACGAGCGCCGATCGTGCGCGCGGGCCTTCATATCCGCTACCGCGGCGCGCACGACGTCGTCCTGTTCCTCGGCGGCATGGTTCAAGGCGCCGGCGACGAACTCCGTCCCGCGGCGCGAGACGGACGAGACGTCCAGTTGGGCCGACCCGTTCCGCGAAACCAGCGGGGCAAGCCAGCCATCGTCGATGCCCTTGCCGAGCCCGAACGAGTAAACCGTCTCGTCGAACAGATGGCCGGGCCCGTCCAGGCGCCCACCCTTCATGCGGAACGGCGTCGCCGTCAGCCCTCCGACCCGCAGGTCCGGCGTGGTCTCGGCGAGGCCGGCGAGCAGGGTCTGGTACATGCCCTCCCCTTCCGGCGGGATCATGTGCGCTTCATCGACCAGGATCAGGTCGCGCCGGCCAAGCTCCTTCGCGCGCTTGAACACGCTCTGGATGCTGGCAAACGTCAGCGGGTTGTGTGCGTCGCGCCGGCCAAGCCCGGCGGCGTAGACGCCGGCTGGCGCTTGCGGCCACGCCCGGAGCAGCGCCTTGTAGTTCTGGGCGACAAGCTCCTTGCTATCGACCAGCATGAGGACGCGCATGTCGGGGTACGCGCTGAGCAGTTCCTTGCAGATGGTGGCGACGACGACGGACTTGCCGAGTCCTGTGGCGAGGTCGATCAAACCGTTGCCGCCACCGTTGCCCCAGTAGGACATGAGGGCGTCGATCGACTCGCGCTGATACGGGCGAAGGACGGTCATGCTCCCGCCCTCCGCACGATGTCGCGGCACAGGGCGATGAAGTCCGCGTCGAGCAGGTCGCGCTTGGCTCGGTTCGCGTCCTTCACGACCCAGCGGAGGTTGCCGATCTTGTGGGCACCGCCGCGCACCTTCGGGATGATGTGGTCGATCTCAGCCGTGCGATCGAGGCGGCGCCCGGTGAGCGCGCACAGGCCGCGCTGCGCCTTCCAGAGAGCAGCCAGGTCGCGCGCTGTCGCCTTGCCCGGTCCACGCAGGTTGATCGAGCGCCCGTAAAAGAACCGGCGCTGCATGAGGGCGTTGCGGACAGGCCCGCGCGCTGCCTTGGTGCGCTGATACCAGTCGTTCCGGCGTTGCTTGACGCCTTCGCGGTCGGCGTCGCGCTGAGCCTGGAGCCGAGCGCGAATGTCTGGTGCCCGGCTGGTGTAATGGGCTTCCCGGCACGCGACGCACGAGCCGCTGACATAGCGTTCGGCGACGTGGCCGTGCCTGCAAGGTATGCCCGTGAAGTAGCGATCGGCACCCTGCAGGTAGGCTTCGGCCCTCGTCGACGGAAGCACGTTCACCGCGCACCCCCATCCACCCACACATCGCCGCTCGCGAGCCGGTACGTCACCCGCTCGTTCTCGTGGTCGACATCGGTCTGCTCGCCGGGCACTGCGTCCGGGTTGAACAGGTGCTGCGGACAGCCGGCCTTCTGCTCGTCGAGGCAGAGGTCGCGGTTGTGGCGGCCGCATGAAACGCGAGCGTCGCCGTCCAAATGGAACGTGACGTGCAAGCACGAGCGGCACGAGCGCGCCGGCATCAGCCCGTCGTTCGGCGCGCAGCCGTAGCCCGCCTTCAGGAAATAGACGGGGCACGAACACGCCGGGCGCCGGTCGCTCGTCACGATGCGCTCGGCCTTCGTCATCAGCCCGACCGCGAACAGGGCGTCGTACTCGACCCGCTCGCAGTACAGTTCGTCCGTGTTTTTATTCACTCCCAAATACAAAGCCCGCGTCAGGCCCTGACAGTGCAGGTAGGTCTGGACCTGGGCGAAGTGCTCAGGCTTGCCCTCGCGCACACAGCCCGCCTTCAGCAGCGCCTTGAACGCGCGGTCGTTCATGCTCTTGGCCTCGAAGACGTGCATGGTCTTCGGTGCCTCGGGCACGCCCATAACCTTGCCGTCGGTGCGGCCGGATGCATGGCCGCCCGCGAACACGATGCGCCATTGCTCGCCCGTCTCAGGGTCGAGGTCGTCGACGATCATGCCGGCGTCGCGGAGCCGCTGAACGAGGCGGGTCTCCCAGTGCTCGCCGGTCTCAAAGATCGAGAGCTTCTGGGCGTCAAAAATCTCAGCCGGGAAAAGCCAGCGGAACTTGTCCCACTGTTGCCGCTCGCAGCCACCTAGTCCCGACGCGGCAAGGCGCGGGTGCTGGTCGCGGCGCTGCTTTGATTCCAGGGCGGCGAAGATCGCGCGGGCGGTTGCGGGGAAGGTTTGCGGAATCTCAGCCACAGGTCACCTGCGGGCATGAGGGGCAGCCGCACTTGCACCGGGGATTGGCGCGCTCCTCGCGCTCCTCGCGGTCCCAGCCGTACACCTGCATGGGTGTGACGCTGGTTCCATATTCACTGACGAAGTCGTCCGCCTCGTCTGCGGTCATCTGGTGATTGAGGCAGCCCATCAGACCGCCTCGCCATGAAACGCGCGGTCCAGCAGGCGTTGTGCTTGCGTGATCTCAAGGCGCCCGGCGACGGCATAGCCGCCCTGAAACTCGGTGCGGGCCTGCCGAATGATGTCGGCGACCTGGGTGAGCAGGTCGATCTGCGCTTGGTGGGGGTTCAGGCGAGCCGCGAGATCGGCGGCATACTCGGTGTCGACAGAACGCAGTTGTTCGGTCATCGTCAGGGGCTCCTGCGATGCTGTTGTGAGACAGCGGGTTGGAAAGGCGCCCGGCGGTTCGGGTTGGTAGCTAGAGCCGCCGGGCGTTCGGGGTGTTAGGCAGCCTTCTTGCCCCACGGCGTCGAGGCCGTGGCTGCAGGTGCAGCGCCGGTGGCCGCGGGTCCGGCGGAACCGACCGCCTTGTAGCCCTTGACCTGGTTGCTCTCGCCGTACTCACCCTTGGCCGGCTGGATCGCGACGGTGATCTCGACCGGCTTGAAGTGCAGGCTCTCGCTGTTCGACAGGACGCCCGTGTGGCCGACGGCCGCACAGATGCGCTTGAGCGAACGCTCGGCGATGGACTGGGCGTCGGGGTTGGAGTTGATGATGTTGAGATTTTCCCAGACCCGGCGCTTGGCCTTGGGTCCGTCGATGATCTCCCACGTCAGGCGCAGCATCTTGCCGCCCGTGCGCGTGTCGGCGAGCGAGGACTCGATGATCTGGGCGACGTAGTTGCCAGCCTCAAGGATCTCGCGATCATCGGTGACGGCATCCGGGTTGAATGAGCCGAGTTCGGCCATAGTCAGGGTCTCCTTTCGGGAGCGTTACGCCGCCTCAGCGACGGGTTGATCGGCGGATGCCGATTGCGGGAAGAAGGGAGCGAGGGCCGAGAAGCCCTGGCCCTTCTGGTAGATGATGCGCGCGGGCATGTTGTAGCGGTTGCCGGCGGTGAACGCGGGCTTGCCCTCGGTGTAGATCCAGCGCGTGTCGCCACCGTCGGCACGGGCACGCTCGCCCTTGCCCTCGGTCTTGATGGTGACGTCCTTCTTGACCAGCAGGATGGCGTCGACCTCGCGCTTCAGCAGCGCCTCGGCCCGCTTGTGCAGGTCGATGTCGTAGCGGCTGTAGGACTGCGTCTCGGGATCATCAAAGCGGCTGATGATCGCGTGACCGACCAGCACGACGGCCATGCCGCGCTCGTTGCGCAGGTAGTTCAGGCCGTCGAGCACCTGGAGCCAGAGATTGTCCGCCTCGATGTAGCCCTTGCCGTAGCCGCCGCCCGCCAGCTCGATCGTCTTGACGTTCGAGTCGCGGCAGACCTTGTCCCAGACCAGCTTCTGCAGGGCCGACACGCTGTCGAGCACGACAGTTTGGAAACTGTGCTCCTCAGTGGCAAGCGAAGTGATCGCCTCGATGACCGACTCGAAACTGTCGAGCGAGCCGAAGCTGTCCAGCACCAGGTCGCCGCTCTCGCCGCGTTCCGTCTGCAGGAACACGGGCGCCGGGAACTCGGCGGCGAGCGTCGTCTTGCCCATCTTCTCGGGCCCATAGATCAGCAGCCGGGGCGGCTGATCGGCGCGGACCTTGCGCAGACTGGCCAACGAAATAGCCATCAAACTTCTCCATCATCTTCCGGCGCATCCAGAAACCACCCGCCCGTTGCGCCGTCTGGCGAGGGGTGAAAATTGAGCGTCATCGGATCGGCCGGGCGCACCATGATGCGGGCGCGCGGGGTGCGGTGATTGCCTTGCGGCATCCACGCCAGCACCAGGCCGGTCACGAAGCGGTCGTCGTCGATGACCTTGTGCAGAACCAGCAGGTCGATCGCGGCCTTGGCGGTGTTGTCCAGATCGGCGCGCAGGCTCGCGCGCTCCACACCCATGACAATGACCACCCTGCCCGGCACCCGGTCGCAGCCGTCGCGCGTCATCTGCTCGCGCACCGTCCAGCCAGCCTCAGCCAGCCATGCCTTGTATGCCGGCGTCTTGAAACGACCGCGGACACTGTTCGAGAACAGGTTGTTGACGCTGGGCGGCGCAGGAATGGTGAGCGTGGTGCAGGCGGAAGCGCCGGGGAGCGACGCCCCCGCCTGCTGGCGCACCCCAGACACGGAAACCGCGCCGGGATTATTGAGGGCCGCGTAGTCGGCGGCCTCTGCGATTGGGCAAGGACGGATCACAGCGACACCTGCTCAAGCACCGCAATGGTCTCGTCCGGCAGGTTGGCGATCGGTCCGATCTTGCGGCCGGTGGCACGATATATGCGTAGGGCGAGCTTTTGGTTCGGGACGCGACGACCGTTGGCAATGTCATAGGCATAGCCGCCGCGAGCGACGCCGCTGTCCTGCAACTGCTTGGCAAATGAGGTGTCCGGGTTGTCCATATTTGAAACATCGCAGAATGCGAGGTTAACAGCAAGGCTTAATCCTCGCATTTTCGACATGGACGATCGCAGCCTGCGATTTACCAGTCAGCGCATGGCCAGATCACCTGCAAAGCCCGCCGCCAACCACCTCCGCGCATGGAGAGAGTTCCGACGCATGACCCAGGAACAGCTCGCCGATTCGATCGGCACCGCCGGGAATGTGATTGGCTTGCTGGAGAGTGGCGAGCGCGGACTGTCCCATAAATGGCTGCTGAGACTGGCCCCGGTCCTTGGAACCACGCCCGGCTTCCTGCTGGATCATGACCCCTACGATATGGACACGTCATTTCTGGACGCCGTCATGTCGGTGCCGACGGAAGATCGGGCACAGGTGTTGGCGATCATCGAGACCTTTAAGAAACGCGCGTGAGTCACGGCCTGCGAGGACGGCTGAAATAATACCTCGCATTTTGCGCTAGACAGCATCCTCGCATTCTGCGAGCCTTCCCTCCTCAACACAGGAGGGCACAGCGTGTCGCACCCAAACCAAATCGCACTGCCTGTCGCAGTGTCGCGCTGGATCGACCAGTCGCAGAACCTGCCGGACGCGGTCGCCACCGCGCGTCTCAGCGAGAAGCTGGAGTTCATCACCGAGGCGATCGACGTGCTGGCGTCTGACACGGATGACGTGCCGGTCGAGATCCGCGGCCTGTCCGTCATCGACCTGATGTCAGCGAGCGCGAGCCTGGCTGTCGAGATCGGCACGCGCCGCCGGCACGCCGAGATCGGCGAGCGGATGCTGGAGCGTGCAGCGTGAACGCGACAAAAGCATGGGCGTTTTACGACGCCGTCACCGAACGCGCCCGGCACGGCTGCGAGAAATGCAGCGCAGACGAGTTCTACCCGAACGCCGAGGCGTTCGAGGAGACCGGCGAGATCCTGTGCAACGACTGCTGGGATGACGAGCAGGCGAAAGCCGAGCAGGCCCGGATGCAGCGCGAGGAGGCCGACGACTTCCGCCGCGCCAACCCGCTAGAGCCGGACTACCGGAGGCTGGACCAATGATCGACATGCAAGATCCCCGCGACCACCGCCGCGTCGCGGCCATGACCACCGACCAGGCCAGCCACCGTGGCTGGGACTTCCGCCCCTCCGACAAGCCGCCGCTTTGGTTTCGTGCCGTGGCCGAGGTGCTTCGTCCTCGCAGCCTCATCATCTTGCTGGCCCTCGCTGGCGTTATCAGCCTGTGGTGGATGTGATGGGGGACGCCGCAGACGACGCTTACGACGCCGCTATGTGGGAGGATGACGAACCTGAGATTTGCGGCACTTGCCCAGATCACGTCCCCGCTATTATCCCCCCAGAAGGATGGGTTTGCCCTGAGTGCGACGCAGACTGGTCGATGGCTGATGATGACGAAGCTATCCGAAAAGCCACAGGAGAAGCATCATGAAGCCGACGGTTACGTTGTCGCCGACGCCGCTCCCCACCGTTCGAGTTTACGACCGGACCCGCGATGAGTTTGCAATGGCCGCATTGACGGGGCTTTTGGCGGCAAACGTGGATTATGACAGGCAACCCGAGCAAGCTGCGAAGCGCGCCTACACCCTCGCAGACGCCATGCTTAAGCAGAGAGAAGCATCATGACCCCCGACGAACTCCCCGCTGATATGGAGGCCCGCACCCCTGCACCAGAGGGGGAGGCTTGGCGGCACGTCTCGCAAGAGGAAATGGCGCAGGCTGCAAAGTTCGCATCCAACAACCTCGCATCCCCTGTCGTTCCTGCACCAGAGGGGGTGTTTGTTAGCGAGACTTGCGAAGGTGAAGTCTGCTGGTGCGGAAAGCCTGCGGTCCGAAAGGTCGGGGAGGAGTTTGCGTATGACGAGCCGAACCCTAACCGCCACAACCTCACTCGGTATATCTGCGCCCACCACTTCGCTGAACTCATGGGGCCAGCGGGGGCGCGGTCTGTCGGCATTGCCCCTGTCGTTCCGGTAGGGGTGTCGGAAACGGATGTTTTGTCTGTCCTCACCGCCGAACGGGATGAACTAAAAGCGGCGCTGGAATGGGCCGACCGCATGGCCAAATCCTCCCTAGACGCCCTTTCCGCAACCCTTAACCAGCCTGTCGTTCCGGTAGGGATGAGCAGGGAGGAGATTGCGCGGGCCGTTCACCGAGGGCGGTTCCCCGAGGATCGTAAGCCCACGCCCTTTGAGGCTGAAGACGCATCGGGCACGACCTACTGTTTTCGCATTGCCGACGCCATCATCGCAGCCCTTCGCCCTACCGATACAGGGAGGGAGTGATGAGCCTCTACGACGACGAAAACGAACACTTGCTCGACGCTATCCAGCAAGACGCCGAAGACGCAGCAATCCACGCGTGGGGGCCGCTAGGCGCTCCGACGCACAGGTCATGCCCGCACCCAGAAGGGTCAGAAGAAGCCGAGGCATGGTGGATAGCTTTTCACAGAGGATACGCACGGGAGCACGGCAAATGACCACCCCTGACATAGCCGGTCTGTGCGAGAGGCTGCGGGCTGCGCTGGAAGGCGTCACGCCGGGGCCTTGGGAAGCCACGTTAGGCGCTTCCGGCATGACCGCCGTTGAGGCTGACAACGGCACCATTGTCGCCAGCTACGTTTCGGAGGCCGACGCCCGCCTTATCGCATCCGCTCCTGATCTTTTGGAGGCGCTGATCGAGGTCGTAGCTATTGCCGACCGCAAGACGGATGCCTTTGACCGCGCCCGCGCCGCTATCGCCAAAGCCACAGGAGAAGCATCATGACCTCGCGCACCGAATACACCACGTCGGGTGCCAGCATGACGTTGACGCCGGGCCAGACCTTTTTCATGGACGGAAAGCGCCATGTGGTCCGCGAGGTTTTCGCGCACACGTTCACGACCGACCCCGACACTCGCAACCATCAGACGCGGCGGGTTGATCGCGCGAAAGCCCGCGCCGCCGCCAAGTTCAAGAGGAAAGCATCATGACCCCCGACGAACTCCCCGCTGATATGGAGGGGCGGCTGCAATGGGCGCTTTTGTCTTTCGGTACCGGGCAAGGTCATATCGCCGTATCGGCACCCGACCTCCGCGCCCTCCTGAAAGCATACCAAGAGCAGCGCCGGGCTTTGGAGCGGATTGAGCAAGGGCTGCCAGAAATACGCGCGGTCCACCGCTTTAGCGAGGCCCGGCTGATCGCCCGAGCCGCCCTTACAGGAGAAGACACAGCCACGCTTAGTCTTTCCGGCGAAACTCAAACCGACGCCCGCACAAGGGGGGACGGATGAGCCTCCCGCCTCGCCTTCACCTGCCCCAGGTGCTCGCCCTCGCCGGCTACAGCCGGTCCACACTCCGCTCGCGCCAACGCACTGGCGTCATGCCCATGCCGATCGACCGCGGCGGCCGGGGCGGGATCTATGACCGAGACGCGGTTCTCAAAGCCCTAGGGATGGCGCAGGATGAAACCCCCGACCCCGCCGATGCATGGACATTTAAGCCCGATGCCTACCGTGACGCTCTCGCTGGGCAGATACGTCGTCCTCAAGAAGCGCGCCGACGGCACGAGCCGGGCGTACTTTCAGGTGCCGGCACGCCTGCGCCCCTCCGGCTGGTCTCCGGCCATACCGCTGCCTCGCACGGCTGAACGGCGCGGCACGCTGGACGCGGCTGAGGTCGCTGCCATCAAGAAAGACGCCGAGGCCCTGTACGGTGCCCTCATGCAGGCGAAGACGGGCGACACCGTCCGACCACCTGAGCGCAGCCTGTCGACGCTTGTGGACGCCCTGCAGCGGTCTCCTGAGTGGGCGGCGCTGTCGGACAAGACGCGCGTCGGCTATGAGACCGGGTTCAAGAAGATACTGGCATGGTCGAAATCGTGCGGTCACCCGGACCCGACCGCCCTGCCCCGCTCCGCCATCCTGCAGTTCCTGTCCAGCTTTGATGCCGGCACGGAACCGGACGGCACGGCGCGTGTCGCGCGGCACACCGCCAAGAAGCACACCGCCGCCGTGCTGCGCCTCGTGCTTGAGCAAGCGATCAACAAGGGCTGGCGCACGGATAACCCGGCGCGCGGCATCCGCATCAAGGTGCCGAAGACCAAGGCGACGATCTGGGAACAGAAGGACGTCGACTGCTATGTGAAGGCCGCGCGCGATACGGGCGTGCCCTCGATCGCCCTGATCATCCTGCTCGAATGGGAGATCGGGCAGCGCCTGACCGACGTGCGCGCGTTCCGGCCGGGCGCCGAGTACGATGCCGAGCGCGGCGTCTTCTCGTTCCGCCAGTCCAAGACCGACGAGCCGGTGTCGATCGAGGTTTCGATGGGGCTGCGGGCGATGCTGGCTGAGGCCGGTGACGGCCACCTGTTCCTGTTCCGCAACGACCGAACCGGCAAGGCATACACCGAGAACCGTTTGTCCAAGACCTTCGCCTGGGTGCGGATCGCTGCGGTCAAGGCGGGCGGCCGTCCGCTGATCCTGAAGCAGCTCCGGCATTCCTGCATCGTGCAGTTGGCGCGGGCTGGCTGCACTGTGCCCGAGATCGCGGCCATCACAGGCCATGCGCTGACGAGCGTGAACTCGATCCTGAGCGTGTATTTGCCCCGCGATACGGCGGTGGCGAGGGCGGCGCAGGTGAAGAGGGGAATCGTCTCGGCGTGAACGAAAGGGGTTCGTGAGTTGGACGCCCGCCCCTTCAAGAGTTGGACGCCTGGGCCCGCCAGACGCGCAACCCCTTGAAAAGATGGTCGGAGTGAGAGGATTCGAACCTCCGACCCTCTGGTCCCAAACCAGATTATCCCCGTTGAAATCGTTGAGGTCCGTCCAACGGTTAGCGGTTTGTTCGCGGTCCACAAATCAAGGGGTTAGCACCCCAGTTGGACGGATCTAGCCCAGGGCCAGCGCCCGTCCGATAGCGTCGATGTGTTCTTGTGGGGTCATGGCGCGTTATTCCGGCGAAGTGGTGTTAAGCAGACCGTCAGCGAGAAAGCTGACGCCACCGAGCGTTATTAGGCCCGAGCCGTTGACATAGGTAATCGAAACGTCGCCGGTGTTTTCGATATTTAGCTGCCCGACGACGGGCGTTCCCGAGTTAACGGAAAACAAGTTCTGGCGATGCGTTTTTGCGGGTCGGAAACCAACAGGCAGCGTAAAGAGAACCGTCGCGTTTGTTGACGTTCCGTCCTTTATGACGCCGGACAATGTTACAATGCCGTCCGCGCCCTTGATGTATTGCGCCGGTTCGTCAGCGGCTGAGTTGTTGACCCAACTATTCAACAGTGTTGGGTATTTGATGACCCCCGCCGTGCCAACGCCCTCATCCCACACCTTGAGACTGATGCCCGCATTGAACGTGCAAGGCTTGATGATTGTGTTTGTTGCGGACGACGTAACATGGATGCCGACCATGCCCGACGCAGTGACAGTGATCGAGCCGGTCGCCGCCGAAGACGCCGACAGGTTATAGGTGCCGGTCCCGCCCGTGCCAGTGCCAAGGCTGGTAATGATCGTTCCTGCCGTGATGCCGGTGCCAGAGATAGCCCGACCCGGAAACAGCTTGCCGCTCGTCACGGCGGTGACGGTTAGAACGGTGCCAGTCACCGAGCCGGTAACAACCGCGTTGGCCACGCCGCCAAGGCAGGTCACGCTGTCCACAACGACGCCTTGCGAAGCGCCGATACGGATGCACTTTTCAGCGTCAGACGAACCAAAAGCAGAGACAAGGCCGTTCTGGATTAGGCCGCTGTAGATCGTTGCGGTAATGCCAGAAATGTTAACCAGCGCGGCGTTGTTTTGCGCCGTTGTCCCTGCGTTGTAGTTCTCGCAATTGTTCCCGATAAACCGGAAACGATTGCCGCTCGACAGCTTGAATGATCCACCATCGTTGGTGATATTGCACCGCTCAACGGCAAAGCACGACGCCCCCGTAACATGGGTAACATCAACACCAATCAAAGTGCCAGTTGAGGTAACTTCAACAACCTGATTACTGTCGCCTGTGTTTTCTAGTTTGATGCCGCCGCCGCCGATGGCAAGATTACGGAACACCGAGCAATACATACCGCCATTTACGTTGTTTCCGGCGTCGTTAAGGTGCCAAATGCCGTAACTGGTGCCTGGGGCAATCCGCATATTTTCTACAATCAGTCGCGCCAGATTTTGGCCCGCCGTTGTAGTCAGAAAAAGAATACCCTCCCCCCACGTTCCCGCAGCGCCGCTGTTTGGATTGCCAATCGAGAACCCACTGAGAACGGTTCCCTCATGGTCCGTTGTCGTGTTTGGGCTGATAAGCAAAGGGCGATCAGTGCCAGAAAACGACATGGGCCGAAGCGCAGAATACAGCGCCCCATCCCCTCGAATGCTGACAGCTTTGGTAAAAGCAACGCCCGCGCCACTGTCCGCTGACATTTGATAGGTGCCAATGGGTATGTGAACGCGTCCGCCCGTAAATGGCATCCCAGCGTTGATGCTACGAAGCGCGGGCCCGTCTGCGGTGCTGTCATCGCCTACCGCGCCAAAGTCTTTGACTGATACAACGTCGCTCCATTTGGAGTTGCCCGTGCGGTTTACCGCGCCGGTCAGCGTTGAAAGATACCCTACCGTTGTTGAAGCAATCTGCCCCAGCGCCGCCAGAAACGCGCTGTTGTTCGCCGTGGCCAGCAGAGACCGGGCAAACGAGGTCAGGTCGGCCATTGCCCACGTTCCCGCGCCAGTCGCGTAGGGAACCTTGTCAGCAGCGGATGTCAGGGCGGCGATGGCGGTCAGGTCGGCGTCAAGCGGCTGGCGCGAGGCCAAAATGGCGTTGGCTGTGACCACATCAGCCCCGGTCTGAACGCGGTCCAACCCCGTCTGCACTCGATCTGCAGCCGCCGCAGAAGCAGATGCAGCCGCCGCAACAGCCGCGGCAGCCGTGTCAGTCACGTCGTCAGCGAAATCGTCCAGCGCGGTCTCGGCCTCACCCAGCCGGCGGCTGTGATCCTGGTCCTGCGCCGTCAGTCGATTCAGCGCCTGGTCGACGGATTGAACGGGCACGCTGCTCGCCGGCGCGAAATTGCTCGTGCGGGCCGGGGCGACGTTGCGCTCGATCCGCACGGTGACATCGTCGACAGCCGTGTTCAGCGTGACCGTGCCGCCGTCGTAGCCGCCACCCTCAAGCAGCGTGCCCGTGAAGGTGAAGGCCGACTGGTTCAGCGCGACGTCGTCGACGAGCACGGTCAGATCCGCCTTGGCGAACAGGCTGAACGTGATCGGGAATACGGTGGTCGACGTGACGACAGTGAACGTCGCGAACGTCTGTTCGTCGGGGATCGTCAGTCTGGCCATAGGGCCAGATTGCGGGTGGTGGTGTGAGGCTCAACGCACGACGGTTACTCCGCCGAGCGCGCCTCCTCGCGCCGCCGCACCTTGTCGGCCGCCATAACCTGCAGGTCGCTGGCGAACATCTCGCTCACGGCGGCCCGCGCTTCGTCGCGATAGGCGCTCATGACGTCCTTGATGTATTGGGCCTTGCCGCCCGACGGCCCGTCGTCCAGTGAATAGTAGAACTCACTGTCCGGGTGCCGCCCCTCAGCAACAGCGTTCAGGTGCTCAAACGCAGGTTCGCCCGACAGGCGCAGGAACTCGCTGTAGATGTCCGGGCGGTTCTTGAGCGACACCGTCTCGCCGGCATAACTGAGCGACCGTGCAGGCATGGCGACCCCGACGCCGTTGTTCAGGATCTCAAGGTCAATCGCCGAGCCGCCCTCTGCCCGCGTTTGCACAGGCATGATCGCGTCGTAAACCGTGCCCAGGCCGGTCTGGTAGGTGCGGGGCCTGCCCCACAGGTCGCGCTGCAGGGGCAAGTCGTCGGACAGCAGCGGCACTGTGTTGCGCAGGGCGTCTAGGGCGTTGTGCGTCTCGCGCATGTAGGGGTCTTGACCGCGACGGAGCATCCGCGAAGCGCCGCTTGCGGGGACAAGCGCCGAGGCGCGCCCCATCAGGAAGCGTTCACCCTTGCTGACGTCGTTGGAGGTCATGGCCGACGTGAACTCGATGGCACCCTGCAGCATGGACTTGTCGAAATACGCCTGACCCAGAGCCAGCACGGCGTTCGCCGCGATCTCGGTGCCCTCCTGCATGTTGGCCCCGTCCCAATCGTCGTTGTTCAGAAGCTCGGCGAAGTCGCCGATCAGGGACAGGTTGGAGCCGACCGGGTCCATGCGCTCATACGAGTACCAGCGGCCGCCCTGCTTGACGCTGTACGGCTGCCACATCGGATTGCCGTACTCGTCCTCGCGCATCATAGCCGCGCGCTGCTCGGTATTGGACGGGCCCGAGCCGGTAATCTGCCCGTCCATAGCCATGCCCATCCACACCGACCACAGCGCCGTGCCGATCGCGGCTTGAGCCTTGGCGGTCTCAGCCTCAGCGCCGCCCGCCCGCATGGAGGCACGGAAGCGGGCAGAGAACGGTGCCAGGGGCGACGAGCGCGCCGCCAGCGACATCAGGTTCATGGGCGTGCGCAGGAACGGCAGAATGAAGGTCGCAAGCGGCACCGGTCCGATGATGTTGTCGTCTGCCATCCGGCGCAGTTTCTGCAGCAGTTTCTCGGCCTCCCCGTCCGACCGGGTAAAGGTCAGTTCGTGCATCGCCTTCTCGGCGCCCACCATCATGTCGTCGGTGGGGTTCTCGATCAGGTCAGCCATGCGCGCACGCGCGGCCTCGCCTTGCAGCCCCTCGCGCGCCGACATGCGCAGCGCCTGGGCGTGCAGCTCGCCGCGTGCGCTGACCACTTTCCAGAAGTCGTCGGTCACGCCGGTGATGTTGGACGGCGCCTCCACGATCATCTGCATGATGTCGAGGAAGCGGCCCAGCGGGGTGTCCTCGGCAACGCGCCATGCGGCCGCGCCGAGCGGACGGGCGGCCCCAGCCATAGCGCCGGCCTCCTCACGCTCGGACCGGAGCGAGAGCCCCATCGCGTCACCAGCGTCGTCGATCCCCGGCGCCATGCCGCGGAACAAGCCCTTGCTGCGCAGTTCGAGCGCGTTGTCCGCGCCGATACGCTGCGCGGCCTCAACGGGATTGAGCTTGAAGACGTCGCGCGTGGCCTGAATGTAGCCCGCCACAAGAGCCGACGCCTCGCCGATCTGCGTCTCAGCCGTGCCGCCGAACGCTCCCGCAAGACGCGGGGACACGGCGCGGGCCGCGACATGGTAGAGCATGGCGATAGGCGTGCCGACCGCGTTGACGATCGGCGTCCCCAAACCTGACAGCAGGCTGTTGGTGTACACCAGTTTGATGATGTCGCGGCTGCGCGCCATAGCGCCGCCCCGGACCATTTGATTGAGCGCGACGTCGCCCTTGGCTTTGGCCTCGCGGATATACCGTGCAAGATCCTTTGCGGTTCCCTGCCCACCGGCATCCGCGAGCAGGCTGTCGATCTGGCGCAGGTAGGTCGCCGGCGCATCGGCCGGAATCTTGAAGGCGTTGAGCGCACGACCGGCCTCAGCGCGAGCGCCGAAAAACTCGTTCTGAATAGCGGAGTGCGTGGCGGCTGCCCGGCGGAGCGCAAACTGCAGGGCCAGATCCTCGTTCGCGCTGCGCTTGGTCGTGGTGTCCAGCAGCGCGCTCGACAGCTCATCCAGTTTCGTCGCCGACGAGTTCAGCGCCAGCCGGTAGGCGACGATTTCCTCCGCGTTCATGGCCTGCCCGGTGCGGCGCGAGCCCATGCTGTCGACCCAGTCGACGCCGTTCGCAGCCTCGCGGGTGGCTTCCTGCGAGATGCGGCCCCGGCGAGCCAGGTCGACGTTGTCGCGCATCTTGTCAGCCATGCCGACAATGACCGCCTGCACGTCCTCGGGCGTGTTGATGCGCGCGAGGTTGATGTCGAACACGTTGTCGGTGCTGGCGCGGACGGCGTCGGCGGTGATCGGCGCATCAGCGGCGTCGACTTTGGCTTGGAACGGCGTAATGACGGGGGCGTCGGCTTCAGCCGCCACCCTGAACCGCGGCCCCTCGGGATTGCCCAGCGCCTCACGCACGGCAACCTGGACCTCGACACCGCGCGCGGCGGCCTCGTCCATCGCCAGCGTCGGGTCGACCTGCAGGCCTTCGGCGCGGGCGGCTTGCCGTGCCTCAATCCTCGCGCCGCGCGCCGCTTGCAAGGCCCTGATTCCGGCAAACAGGCTGTCCACCGCAACGCCAAGGCCGGCTCCCTCGACCATGTTTTTGGCGCGCCCGAGAAGTTCCGGGTCGTCCTCGTTTGCGGCTAGGTAATCAAAGACGGGGGCGACAGCCTCTGGCGCGTGTTCGGCCAGAAGATTGCTGAGGCGGGCTTCGTTGCCGTCGAACGCGGAGAAGTCAGCCAGGGCACCCTGCGCGAGCGCCTTGCCGACACGGCCAGAGTTGCTCGCAACCTTCCACCCGCGCAGGGCGCGGCCGCCACCCACAAAGCCCGTGAGAAACTGGCTCGCCCCCTCCACAAATCGGCCAGTGGTGGATTCAGGGCGCTCTCCTTCGGAGGTTGGCAAGCGAGCGGTGCCGATAAAATCGTTCTTCTTGCCGGTGGCCGCCTCCCAGCGCCCCTCCAATTGATCCCACTCTCCCGGTCGCAGCCAGTAAAACCCCGGAGCCACGCCGGTTCTTGCATCGGTGATGACCGTCGGCCCTCCGAGCGCGTTCGCCAAGCCGTCGCCAATCTCGTCGATCAGGTTCAGCGACTCATTGAGTCCCCTTTTCACGCCGGAGACGACAGATGGCACGCCCTCAAGGAGCACACCCTTCGCCACGTCGCCGACCACCGCGCCCGCACCATCCAGCACGGCCTGCGGGACCATCGCGGCCTGAATGATCTGGGCCTCCTCCTGATCCAGCGCCAGCGACTCGCGCGCGGCCTGACGCTCGGCATAGGCGCTGTCGAGAGGCGTGGGCGGCGCGGGGGCATTGTCATAGCCGACCACGCGGAAAATCTTGGACGGATCGTTCGGGTCGATCTGATACTCGCCGCTGGCCAGCAGGCGCTGCGCCTCGCCGGGCGCAAGGTCTTCGGACGACTCGACGCGATAGCCCGGCTGTTGCCCCGGAGCGCCCTGCTCGCGCGGCTGCCCGTCAACGGCGACGTGAATGTGGTCGCCCTCGTTCAGAAGCTCAGTCATGTTCAGGCCGCTGGACCGCAGGCGCGCCTCAAGCTGATCCATACTCTCGCCCGGCGCAGGCACGAGATCGACGGCGCGCGGGT